GCTTTACGTGGATTTATTGAAGAATTCTCAGCAAACTGTAGATTTATATTAACATGTAATTTTAAGAATAGAATAATAGAACCATTACATTCAAGATGCAGTGTTATTGAGTTTGCTATTCCTAAGAAAGAAAGAGAAGCTCTTGCTAGTTCTTTTATGAATCGTATTATGAATATACTAAGAGAGGAAACAATTAATTATGATGAGCAAGTAATTGCTGAACTTATAATGAAATACTTTCCAGACTTTAGAAGAACAATCAATGAATTACAAAGATATTCAACCTTTGGTAAGATTGATAGCGGCATTCTTGTAAATGCTACTGATATTACTATTGATACACTTATGAGTTCTTTAAAAATGAAAGACTTTAAAAAGATGAGACAATGGGTTGCTGATAACATCGATATTGAACCAGCATCTATGTTTCGTAAGATGTATGATAATATGAATGATCATGTTGAACCATCTAGTATTCCACAGATGGTCCTCATACTTGCAGACTATCAATATAAAAATAGTTTTGTTGCAGATCATGAATTAAATATGGTTGCATGTTGTACAGAAATTATGGCAGGAGTAAAATTCAAATGAACCCATTTGATTACTTAAAAGCAATCAATGAAACTAAGAAAGATGTCATGGTGGATGATATTGCAGAGAAAGAGTATAATCCATTTATAATCAATCGTGGACTTTCATTCTTTCGTGATACTATTCTCTATGCCAATGAGATGAATCGTTTCCATCACTTAGACCATCGCCTTCAATTTGATTTTTTTATAAATATAATTAAGAAGAAAAAGAGATGGTCCAAATGGGTCAAACCACAGGAGGTGGCTAATCTCGAACTCATCAAAGAATATTATGGGTATAGCAATGAAAAGGCTAAATCCGCATTATCATTAATGAGCAATGAACAAATTGAAGAATTGAAGAATAGGATTTATAAAGGTGGAAAACGAAAATAAACAAATCACAAATTGGCAACCAACCGAAATGTTGGAAGTCACTCTTAACGAACCCGATGACTTTCTAAAAATAAGAGAGACTTTGACACGTATTGGTGTCGCATCACGTAAAGATCAAAAGCTGTATCAGTCATGTCATATATTACATAAACAAGGCAGATACTTTATTGTACATTTTAAAGAACTCTTTCTCTTAGATGGCAAACCAAGCAATCTATTAGAGAATGATATTCAGCGTAGGAATACTATCTCTACGCTACTCGCTGACTGGGGTCTGATAACTATTGTAGATCCAAGTCGCGCACAGGACATTGCTCCTTTAAGACAAATCAAAGTAATTCCATTCAAGGAAAAGTCACAATGGGAGCTTTGTCCAAAATATAATATAGGAAATACTCAAACTAAGGAGTAAACCTGTATAAATATAACTGAATCGCCGATGGTCGGGATTCAAATTAACCTTGCTAACTAATAGGAGGAAATAAAAATGGTAGTAAGAAATAACTTGAACGTACCACGTTCGCTTTTTGTTGGATTTGATACATTGTTTGAAGACTTAGAAAGGATTCATTCAAGTGCTAGATCTAATAGTAATAATTATCCACCACACAACGTAGTAAAAATCGATGATGAAAAATTTCTCATCGAACTTGCAGTGGCTGGATTTACAAGAGATAATATCGATATCGAGCTCAAAGACGGTATTCTTAAAATCTCTGGTGAAGTAGAAAAGGATGAGCGTGAATACGCATATAAAGGCATTTCATCTCGCAAATTTGAGAAAAGCTTCCGACTCTCAGAATTTGTCGTAATAGATGGTGCGGATCTTGTGGATGGAATACTCGTGGTTTTTGCTAGAGTAGAACTTCCTGAAGAAAAGCGTCCTAGGAAGATCGATATAGGGTCTGCTGGGGCATCAAAGAAAAAATCTTTTTTGAAAGGCTAGTATCAGCGAAGCAATCCCAGTAGATTGTAATAAACATTTTACTGGAGATAACTATGAAAGAACTAATACACATGTTCTTAAAATATGATGATGTAAGAGAGACCCTAGGATTAGTATTGATAAGCATGACAACATTAACATTGGCACCTTTAACAATCTACCTAACATCTCTCTCATTTTGATTCATGCGGGGGTAAGAAATTACCCCCAACCTTATTGAAAAAAACGGTGTACATTTGCATCGAACTATGGTATAATATACATTATGTTACAATTCTACACTAACGTTTCTCGTTATGGAAATATGATTCTACTTCGAGGCTATGATCATGGCCGAAGAATTGAAAAGAAAATCAAGTACGAACCAATCCTTTTTACGAGCACAAATCTTCCCACAGAGTGGAAAGCACTTGATGGGACGCCTGTAGGTATTGCAAATGCCGGTAAAAGATTTGATTCTATGCGAAGTGCGAATGAGTATGTGACAGCAAACAAACATGTTGCTGGAAAACAAATCTATGGAAACACTAAATATATTCCAGCGTTTATTAACGATTATTATCCTGGAGATGTTGAGTTTAATCGTAATCTAATTAATGTAACAACAATCGATATTGAGGTTGCATCTGACGATGGATTCCCTGAGCCAGACAAAGCAGATCATAAGATCATTTCAATCGCATTAAAGAACAACATTAACAATACATATTTCATTTGGGGATTGGGTGACTATGATAAAGATCAATCTTATATGAAAGATCACATGGTTGTCTATCGAAAATTTGAACGTGAAGATGATCTATTAATTAACTTTATTACTCATTGGACTAATCATAGTCCTGATGTTGTGACTGGCTGGAACGTACGGTTCTTTGATATTCCATATCTTGTCAATCGTATTAATCGTATGCTTGGTGAAGCATATGTTAAAAGACTTAGTCCTTGGCAAATGATCGATAGAAGAGATATTACAACAATGGGTAGAACACAAACGTCCTATGATCTTAAAGGTATTTCTATCTTAGATTATCTTGATCTTTTCAAAAAGTTTGGATACTCATATGGTCCACAAGAATCATATAAACTTGATCATATTGCAAATGTAGTTCTTGGTGAAAAGAAACTAAGTTATGATGAATATTCTAATCTACATACACTATACAAATACAATCATCAAAAGTTTATTGACTATAATATTAAAGACGTAGAGCTAGTAGATCGCTTGGAAGATAAACTTGGATTGATTACTCTTTGTATGACTATGGCATATAAAGGTGGTGTAAACTATAATGATACCTTTGGTACTACTCTCATCTGGGATACGATCATCTATCGAAGACTTTATAAGAATAAAATTGTTGTACCATTTGCTGAAGATAAAACAAAGTCAGCATATCCAGGCGGCTTTGTCAAAGATCCACAGGTTGGAATACATGATAACATTGTTTCATTTGACTTAAATTCGCTATATCCTTCGATCATTATGCAATACAATATGTCTCCAGAAACAATTGCAAATGGAGAAATAACTCAATTTGATATTGAAGCAGTACTTACTCAATCATCTAAACCAGACAATAAAGGTAAAGCATTGGCAGCAAATGGTCAATACTTTAAAACTGACACAACGGGTATTGTTCCTTTTATTGTTGATGAAATGTATAAAGAACGAGTTGAAATCAAAAAAGATATGATTGATGCTCAAAAGAAATTACAAAAGGTAGATAAAAATGACAAACAAGAATTATACAACATTGAACGAGATATTGCAATCGCTGAAAACCAACAAGTGGCGATTAAGATTCTTCTTAACTCTTTGTATGGTGCTATGGGTAATCGTTATTTTCGCTTTTTCGACCAAAGAATCGCAGAAGCCATTACCCTTACAGGACAGCTTACAATTCGATGGGCCGAATATGCGCTCAACTCCTATCTTAATCGTGTGCTCAAAAACACAACATGGAAAGACTATATCGTCGCAATCGACACCGACTCTCTGTATGTGGGCTTAGACGATTTAGTTCAAAAGTTTAAACCCAACAATACTATTGACTTTCTTGATAAGATATGTCAAGAAGCACTTGAACCAGAGCTTGAAAAAGCTTATGCAGATCTCTTTAATATGCTTGGCGGTGTAGATAATCGAATGGTTATGAAACGTGAAGCAATCGCAGATCGTGGTCTATGGACAGCAAAGAAAAGGTACATCCTTAATGTACATGACAATGAAGGTGTAAGATATGCTGAGCCAAAATTAAAAATCATGGGTATTGAAGCAATTAAATCTTCTACACCTGCACCATGTCGTGATGCTTTAAAAAGAATCTTTAGAGTTATTATGGAAAAGGATGAAGCCTCTGTACAAGAAGCAATTGAGCAATTCAAATCTTATTTCAAAACTCTACCGCCAGATCTGATTGCCTTTCCTCGAGGAGTGAGTAAAGTTCGCGAGTTTCAAGCAAGGGATACGATCTATAAAAAAGGTACACCTATACATGTGCGTGGATCAATTATGTACAATAAACTTATAGGTGATATGGCACTACAAAAGAAATATACTGTCATCAATAATGGAGATAAGATTAAGTTTCTTTATCTCCGAAAACCAAACACAATTCATGAAAATGTAATTGCATTTCCAGACTACCTTCCAGAAGAGTTTGGACTTAATAATTACATTGATTATGAGCTACAATTCCAAAAGACTTTCCTCGATCCAATCGATCCAATCCTGGAAGCAGTTGGTTGGACATCAGAAGAAGTTGCTTCATTAGAGGATTTCTTTGGATAAAAAAATGAAATTAATTGTTTACAAATGCGTAAAAATGTGGTATAATAGATATACTTATGGAGAAAAAAATGTTATTAGTACGTTTATCCTCAGGTGAGGAAGTAATAGGTGAAGTCACTGAGACTGAAAACCTTATTACAATTAAAGATGGCTATACTCTTATTCCAGCTGGAGAAGGTAGAATAGGAATGATGCCATTCATGGCTTATACAAAAGCCAAAAATGGAGTTACAATCGATAAAAGATTTGTAATGTTTATGGTTGAACCAGGTGACGATTTACAAGATCAAATAAGAAGTATGAGTTCAGGTATTGTCACACCAAATAAGAAGATCGTAACATGAGCAAAGACTGGGTAAAAGACATTCATGATATGCAAACAAAGTATAAGACTCGTGAATGGGTTGAAAATGCTGATATAGAAAAGCTTAAAAGATTCCTTGAGTTTCGTATAGACTTTATACGAGAAGAACTCGATGAAACTGAAACAGCTTTAATTAGTATGGACTCAGAAGAAATTGTTGATGGTCTTATTGATCTTTGTGTTGTAGCAATTGGTACACTCGATGCATTTGGTGTCGATCCATACAAAGCATGGGATGAAGTTCTTAAAGCAAATATGGCAAAAGAAGTTGGTGTTAAACCATCAAGACCAAATCCACTTGGAGTACCAGACTTAATTAAACCAGACAATTGGGAGGCTCCTTCACACGAAGGAAATCATGGTAAGCTTAACGATCTTCGATAGTATATACGATAACAAAACAGACAAACGAATGGACTATGAGTCCTTTGATGAGTTTGAAAATATATTGTATAGATTATCAGAATCGACAAAGTATCCTACTAAAAAGGATGCTCCCTTAATTAGTCCAGCGGTATACATCCCCGATACAACGCGGGCTAATGATAACGTCCTTGCTTGGGGCGGCTTTGGGATTCTTGATATCGATGATTATGAAGGTAGAATGGAAGACATCGAAGAGAAATACTCTCAATATCGATATGTTT